ACCATCTAAATCTACTCCTTGTTCGTGAGCAAACTTCTCAAGAGTATCAATGTATGCTACTGCGCCATCATTACTCTTTTTTGCGCCATCATCGGATTTCTTATCGTCATCCTTTTTGTCGCCTTTGTATCCCATTTTTTCATCGGATTTTTCTTCGGTCTTTGTTATCGAGCCTGTGTCAAGATGTTTTAGTATCCCTGTCAGACTTTCTCTTATTTCTACTAATGCTTCGCTTTCAGTCATTTTATTTACTTCCTGTATGTTTTCATTATCCATTTTGAGGATTGTATAACGGGCTTCGGGATTAATCCCTTTCTTGCACAAGGTTATCTCGTGCAATTCCAAGTCCGTAATCTCACGATGGTTTCCATGTTCAGGTGTATGCTTAGATACACGGAACAATGCTTGTCCACCTATTGAAAAGGCACGAAGATCTCCATCTCGTACCTGCTTTTGCACTTCTCGTGCTTTCTGAATATCGCTGCGTATTTTACATACTACGAATAATCCGTGGTTATCTACCTCAGATTTCCATAAGCGACCTTGTGAATCTGTATAATTATCAACTACTTCTCCTACTTGGATTCCGCTATGTGCTAACTGAACATTACGGAATGCTTTGTTATCCATGAACTTGCTAAACGCCTTGCTTAATGCAGATGTAGGGATTCTATCTCCTTGTTTATCAACCATATCTACACTAGCATATCCTGCTACAAACAAGTCCTCTCCTTTAGACTCTTTGAGTATCCATTTATCTGACGATTCACCGACAGCAGACCATCCTTGACTCATGCTTGCCGTTGCCATTAATCGAATATACTTTTTTCAATAGTATATGAATAACATCATGACAGGGTTGACAGCCCTCATATGACATGATCATCACGAGTGGCTTGCACTACATCGTTTTCATCTTCATCATGATTTTTTTCTTTACCGGGATAACGAAGTATCGCTTTTCCTTCTCTCATATCTAAAACAGCCTCTCCGTCATCCGTTGTTACTCTCATAGATAACGGCTTAAACATATCATCCATAGTTTCTTCATGTTCTTCCCTTTTTGGATTGCCAAAAGTTGTGTTTTCTTCGTCAGTAATTTCAGTTGGCCCTGTTGGTGCAGTAAGATCTGCTTGCATCCCCGACCATGCGCCACCGTCTGCTGATGCTCTATTCATTTTAGGAAAAGCAAACTTTTCTGCAATATCATCATCAATAGCCTCATTTACAGTCCATTCTCCACTTTCTGTTCTTTCAAGCCCGTATTCATTACCATACAATTCTAACTTCTTAGATGTCAGACCATCAACAATCCCAATCAATCTTTTCTCTTTTATTGATTCATCGGCATTTGCAATTGTCCTTCTTGCATGACGCATGATAGTTGAAATAGAACCTTTTTCATCTTCTTCGGTCATAACTTCAGGTGCTTTATCCATTGATTTTCTTTTTAGTGGGCGTTTACGAGCAGAATGCAACGGTTGCAATGTTCCACTATCGGATGAGGTAACTGTTCCTGTACCTGCTGCTGCACCACCTGCCGCACCTTCTTTAAGGAAAATACCTGCAACAGGACTCCAAATCACAAATTGTGCCTTTGCTTGTTTAATTAGATGAGATGGCCCTTCGTAATTAACTACAAAGAATCCTTTCTCATCCATATCTGTTTTTACAATAACCGGCTCAAATATTGCAGGATATTCTAAAACAATTTGATTACCTTTCAAACTCATTTCAGGCAAAGGGGGTAAAGGAGATGCCTTTGATATATCATCTTGAGGATAAAGAACCCATTTTGGATGAACTTCTTTTCCTTTGATAAAAGTAGAATGTGCATCTCTAATTAGTAAATCGCTCTTATCCAAAGTAGCAATCGTTTTCATTAATCCATCTTCGTCAGTAGTAACGCATGAATTAGGAGAGGGGAAATGAACATTGTCTGTTGTTGTATATAGTGTCCTAAGTGTATTTACTCGATCACTTAATGGTTCAACCGCCATATCTGTATCTTTGTGAACCAACAAATCTACAACAGTAAGTAAATCACCATCCACATAAGCATCAAATGTTGCATCGCCCTTGATTGTATCTTTTAGAGACTTCTTTACTTTAGTAGGTAAACTTGTAGGGTTTATGCTTTTACCCTTTTTCTTAACCATAATTCTTTTTCCTTTTGGTTTCTTTTGGACTACCCATTCTCCACTAAAACCTTTGAGCGTGTCCATATCATCTAAATCTCTTATGACGTGTGCAGGTTCAATTAATGATTCAAAAACACCTGTTTGTTCATAATCATCTGATTTGTGTAAATCAGTAGTTAGAGACATACCTCCTGTTGGATGTGCGGATAAGGCATTTATTTCTCTTGTTTTAGGTGTAATAGGGTGCATATGATGATTCATGTTTAATCCATTAACTAATCCTTCATGTGCTGTTCTTTGTAATAGATTGAATGGTTGTTCTTTTACATCAAATGATATATCGTTAATACGAGGATCCCATTTCCATGCTAAGTTAGCACTCATGTTATGACCCCAAGCATCAGTATTTCCTGAATTAAATATAGGCGGTGCTACTCTTTTTGATGAAGGGTGAACATTCCCAAACACGCCTTCTTCGTGTTTTCCTCTCATTAATGCCATATTAGCAGCCGCAGCCAATTGTTGAATGTTACCTCTTGCAATGGTATTAGCATTCATATCTTCAGTTGTTGTAGGAGAAAACAATGCATTGCCATGTTTTTCTCTAAGTCCTTTTGCCATTTCCATCATTTTCATCCTAAGTGCAGTATCAGTCTCATTATAATGTGCATTATGCAAATCATGCCACGTTGGATTAGAATTAGGATGATTCTCTCTAAACATACCCCCTCTTGCAGCCCCTAAATCTGTAACACCTTGCATCGCTCTACCAAATGGACTAATTGAAAATGCATTGGTAGGTATTGTCATTCTTGCACCTTGACCGCCAATTTGTGAAGGATGAAGATGTTGATGATTTGCTGCATGACTCCAACTTGCCCTTCTTCTTTCAAAATCAATATCGCCGATTGATGTAGGGGTATGAGTATGTGATGCATCGGGCGCATCTCGTGCCAATTCAGGAAAATGACTACCACTAAGCATGGCAGGTGAATCTATCTCCACCCCGTTTGTTAAGAAATCAGATAACCAACCTTCATTGAATATATCAGGATATGATTGTTTTAAGATAGTGTCGAGAGATGTTGAGTCTCGCCCTACACCACCCCAACGCTGAAACGGTTCCCACCAATGATGGTTATGCGATTCTTCATCATCAATAAAAGGATGAATCAAATGTGATGTATTATCAGTAAGCATTGGAGATGAAGTTGGCCCATGTCTATCACTTGGCCTCATCCACCATGCTTTTAGAGGAGTAAATCTATCTCTCCAAGATCGTAATACTCTATCCCATGTTATTCCTGCTTTGTTTTGCATATTGTTTCTAATGCTTTTTGATTCAGGAGAAGAATAACTATCTGTTTTTGAAAGATCTTTTAACAAATCTATCAATGATTCATTCTTGTCATTACTACTCCATTCTAAACCAAATAGATAAGGTAGCATACCAAATTTAGATAATTGTTCTTTTTTATTTTCTTGCCATTCTTCATAATTAGAATGTTTATTTACATCTTTTATGTATAAATCCAATATTGATTCATCGGGATTGCCATAAATCATAGCCTCATCAGGAGATAAACGATTATTACGTTCTCCTTCTTTGTGCTTGTGAGCCAAAGTTAATCTTTCTGATTTTTCAATATTTTCTCCCTCACCTAGATGAGTAATAAAATCAAACAAATGATCAACATACAATGGTTCACCCCATGCCGCCCCATGAAGTAAGGGGCATGAATTTGACTTCATACCAAATGGATGATGTTCTCCAAAACGATTATCTTGTTCGGCCATAGGCCAATCATTCAGATATGTTGTAGATAATTTAGTATGCCCTGCTAAGTATTTTTGATACTCTTGAGGAATTACCATTTGTGATGGAGACATGGGAGTCCCTAAGTTTCTCATAGAATATGGTGGGCTATCAGCCATCATAGCCAAAGCAGCCATGTCTTGTTTAGTTATTTCAGAATCTTTCAATACAGATAAGTATTCATCGAAAGGCGGTTTTTGTGCATTAACACAAGAAAGAACAACTTCTGTTCTCAATCGTACTAATTCATCATTCATTTTTCCCACCTCATAGGCGGGCATAGACTTGCTCAATCAAACCCGCAATTTCATCAATTGCACCCAACTGACCTTGCGTTGCGTTCTTTTTCAAATCCATAAGTGAATCTTCAATTGGTTTTACACTTGAAAAATGTCCACCTGCATGAGTAAGATGCATATGTAGTGAAGATGCATTGACATCATAACCTGTTTGTGCTACACTAGGCATTTTTGCAACTTCTGAAATGAATGTTCTTTTTGTTCCTTCTTCGGTATATGGCATTACTTGATTAGTACCAAATCCTGCTGCTCTATTTGACTCACCTGATACTTCATGGAAATGGGGCATACCGTTGCTTACATCCGGTTCAACTTGATACTTTTTTATTTTCTTAGGGGAACAATCCTCACAAGTCTCCCCTTCATCACCTTTACAACCCATTTTACAACCCATACGATTGACATTCTTTTCAATGCCTAATTCTTTTTCAATAGATTTTAATACGCTTAGTAATCTTCCTTCAGGGGTTTCTTTCATTGGGTCAAAATATTTCATCTATATACCTCCGTATATGCTCTCATTAAATCTCTACCGTCTAGTCCGTTAAGTCTAGCAACTTCTCTTACTGCTTCCATTACGGCCATTCCTTGCATAACTAACATTCTTACATCCTGAGTAAAACTAACCCCACCATCGGCATCTATCAAATCTTCAATGTCTTGATCATAATCTTTAGGGTCAAGGCTTCTACCTTTTACAACCTTCCACGCTTCTTCAAAACTCATTATCTCATCTCACTTTCTAAGTCTTGCCACTCTCTTAATTCATCATGACGTGATTTAGTAATCATATCGCCACTACCTGAAAATGGGCCAACATTGGTTGCCATTGGATTAACGTCTCTATTAAGGGGGTCAAATGTTTCATCTGCATGAGGAGTAACGAATGCTTGCCATCCATTTCTCTTCATCATAATTGTAGGATCTTCTGCTGCTTTGATTAAATCAGCATTTTCTAATTCAAGTTGTTGAACTTGAGCCTTTAGAAGTTTCACTTCCTCTATCATCTCTTTTAATAATTCAACTGATTCTGCTTCTGATGACATTACATTCGCCCCATATTTCCTTGAGGACTTAACATAGGGCTTGCTGAACCCGCCATTAGTCGTTGATTGCCTGTTGGACTCATAGATTGCATAGGGTCATTCATTGTAACAGAACTATCTGTTCCTTGTATCTGCATAACTGCATATTTTAATTGATTCAAAGCCTCATTAACTGCCCCTAATTTACGAGAGATAGGGCGTAATGCTTCAGTAACTACTCCGGCCTTTGCTTGTTGAGATATTGCTTTTTCAACCATTTGTATCAAATCTGCTTGCATATCGAATGATTCTATCAATTTGTGAACTGCTTCGCCAACTCCTGAATAATCTCCTTCTCCCGGTGTTAATGGCATTGCTGCACCATTAGGGCCGGGTGTATTCATAGGAGGTTGTTGGCCCATAGATGCAGCCATAGGGTCATTTTTGATGAGCAAACTATCAGATATTTGCAAAGCCCTTAATCGGTCTGCAATTGAACCTGTTTGTTTCCATGTCATCTAAATCGCCTCAATATACAATGTGTGGTCTGTAAATCTTATCTGTTCGACCTGCACGAACAACACCCAATGCAATAGCACCGTCATTTGCATGGAAGTCGTTTTCTGTATTGACGTGTTTGATAATTGCCCCTAAATCTTGGTCGGTAGTGGTATTAGCCATCTGTTTTGCAAGACTATCATGCAAATCTAAATCACTAGATACTACTGCTAATGCATTCAAAGCATCCTTCAAATGTTTCGCTATATCGTCTCTATTATTCAAATCAATAGCCTTTTGCATTGCATCAATTGATGCTTGCGCTTTTCGTGCCATTGGATCCATTTTGCTTATTATTCCAAACCCTTCGCTCATGTCGCTCACCTTATTCTAGTTATACCATGCTTAATGAGAATTGCCCTTGCCCTCACCACGTTCACCGCCTAATCCTAGACGCTTTAATCGTGCATCAATAATCTTTTCAGATGATGATTTCATGTCTCTCTTATCGCCTTTCTTGCTTGAAACACTTGCACCACCTTCGTTACGTTTTACATATTTAGGAGATGAACCTGCTGTATCTCTAAATCTTTGGCTTTCATCTTGTAATTGGCGTAACGGCGGTATCTCGTGAGGGATGGCCTTTACCATTTTCCAAGCCTTCTCAAATGCGGTCATTCTAACTCATCCTCAGATTTCTGAACAGGTGGTGCTACGGGTGGTGCGCCCCCTCCGCCTTGTGCTGCCGCAGCCTCTTGCTGTTTTGCTTGGATTTCTTCGGTAGATGGTTCTCTAAAGTCAAAGTTGAGATACTTATCATCAATCTGATCTCTTAGCATAGCCTCATACCCTGCTTGCTTCATCTGCATCATGTTACGGATAGCCATCTCATCTCGGCGCAGTTGCATGATTTCATCTTCTTCTTCATGCGGCGATAGAGTTAATGTCCATTCTGTAATACTAAATGCTTCCATGATTGCAGGGAACACAATACGGTTATACACGGATTGAGCATATGATATTGCCCTATTGCTTACAACAATCTGCATACCCTCATTATTCAAACCACCACCCGATACATCATTCATGAATACATTTGATACACCATAGTATGCAGATATACGCTGTCTAATATCATCTTTGATTGGTATGTATTGTAACTCTTCAAGCGTGTCCATCATACGAACATACTCTATTCCACCTCTACCTGATTCTGTTTCAACACCTATGGTCGGCACATAGTTAGGATCACGTTCAAGATGTTCTTGGATATTTCTTGCTGTTCTTTCGACAGTTTCCATGTTTGATGACTTGATAACCATGATACCTCTAGGCATTCTTCTCTTTTGGTATGCTGAATAAACATAGTTATCCATAGCAATCAATGTATTGACTTGTCTCCACATAGTAGCAACAGGACTTCGACCATACAGTTTCGATGGCGACCATTTGCTAATGTGTATCACTTCACCCTCAGTATATACTTGCCCGTTTCCAACACCTGCAAGATTCATGTAATGAATTGGCACAACAGGCATACCCGATACAGGACATTTGCCTTTGGGGTCGCTTGTTCTAAATGAACGGTCAATAAGGCTAGTATATTGTGTACCTCCTCTAATTCCTCTTTTATCAGAAAGAATACGCATGAATATAGGGTCAGCCCTTGATACTTCACGAACACGGAAAAATTGAGGCTGCTTAGTTTCAGGATCAACAAAGTATTCTTTTGTAAGGATTATGTAGGCATCATCTACTATGTTCAAATCCATTTCTACTTCTCGTAAAACATCAATGAAGTTTTGTGTCATCCTATTGCCACCCTTTAGAATAGCATCAGCATATTCTATTTGCCCTCTATCAGGTTTTCGTACTTCTCCACCACATGACTTACATTCTTGCAGTTGTTGTTGATATTCCTCGCCACATCCTTTACATTTGCAAACAAACTTAGCATCCCAATCCCATCCTTTTCTGAATGTCTCAACAGAAAGATGTTGTAATATTGAACGTAAAACCATGCATTCATAAGCCGCAGCATACAAAGCAGGTATTGTAATTCCTTGCAATAATGCAGGTTCTTGAATACCTTGTGTAAATAATGGCATAGATGGAATTGGAGTATTATATCTCTCCATATCCACCCCAATAGCAGAAAACAATCTCTCCATTTTTTTGTCATCAACCATTTGTCAGCACCGCCTCTCTTTTTCTTGTCATCTCTTCGTCATCAATTCTTTGAGATTTTAGTAATTGTATTTGTTCTGATTGAGTCATATTTTCATATGCTAAAACCAAAAGAGCATCTTTATCTCCCCTTAGCCCTTTCAACATTTTTCTTGCGTCAGGCGAGTGTCCATTAAGATATGGTTCTGCTAATTCTAGGGCTTTTCTTACTGCGGGTTCTCCATTTATGACAATCTTACTTGAACTAGATGTAATGTTATTAGTGTCTAATTCTTTGCATAATGCATCAGCATACCACGGTGCAGTAGGTGCATGGAACGCTAATTCGATTCTAGGGTTAAGTCTAGTGTCCATCTTGAATTTTGAATTGTTTTCAATTAAACCTGCAATAAACCGATCTGCATCTTTAATCAATACATCTCTTCTTTTTATGTCATAAAATAGACCTCTACCTACTGATTTGCTAAATTGGCCTACTGATATTAAATCGAATAAGAAACCGTGTGATTTAATCAATGAAGAGATTTCAGCAGGGCTTGCTTGGATACCATATGATTTCAATGTTTGAGCATTCAATGCACCACGAGCATATATCACTTCTCGACATTTTGTTAGTAGATTTCTTTCACGATTGGATAGACGTTCTGATTTGTCTATTGTTGTAGTCCATAACAATGCGGCTTTTTCCTTCCCTTGTTCATCTGATGATGTCCATGTTTTTACGAACCTTCTAAATGGCAAATCAAGCCTGTCTGAATGTTTATTCAAAGCATCATAATCAAAATCAGTAAGAGGCAACTCATCTACAAGATTAGGAGATACGCCTTTGAAATGACTAATTATTGCTTGCTTCTCCATTTTTAGTAACCCTTGTATGCTATCTAATGTCCTCAAATCTTTTGCTTTGATTAATATCTCACTTAATTCTCTACCTGTCATACCAAAGTTATCAGTAAACCATGTTTTGCTTATTGGAGGAGGTGCAGTAGCCGGTAATACTGTACCGGGTTGTTCAGTAGGTGCAGAACTGCCTTCTTTGTCTGTACCTTCAATACCTGCATTGGCTCTTGCATCTACGGCATTTCTTTGAGCATCTTCTTGCTTTTTCTTCTCTTGTGCCGCAGTTAATGCTTGTTGTGCCATATCTATTTCTTGTTGTGCTAGATTATTTTCTGCAAACTTAATTACAGAATCAGACAAAGATTCTATGCCATCTATGGGTTCAAGATATTCTTTACGCATCTGCCCACCCTAACCTTTTTTGCCATGTTGGGCCATCTAATATTACGATACTTTCTCTATACTCTTTGGTTGCTTGAACCGCCAATGCTAATGCTATTACCATATCGTCATGCGCCCCTAAACTTTCCATTTTACCATTAGCAAGCATGGTAAACATAGACAGTTCGTTTAGTAGAGCGTTCATAAGCCTTCTAGTAGAACCTTCGTCTTTATACGGGATTATCAGATGTTGTTGCTCAAGGTGAAGTTGCAAAGTATGCATGAGTGCTTCTTTTTTCATACGACTCATGTTGAATGGTTTTATCGGTAAATCGCTTATTTCTTTAAGCACTTGATTGAATGCCATAGCGAAGTTATTTGTTTCTAATTCTATTATAACAGGATTAAATCTAGCATTCAATTCTATGATTTTCTCTATCTGCTGATTAAAATTCATATTCTTTTCATGGTGAACATGAACTACCCGCTTATGCCTATTTTCATCCATTGCAATAACTAGCATACAGGTATAGTCAGCCCTTCTATCTGCACTTATTGCAGGATCCCAACCAATGTAATAGTTCAGATTTTCTTCAGTTTCAGGATAATAAGATAGCGCATATTCTTCGTCTTTTGCTGCTTCAAGAACATCTTCAGGGAATAAACTTGAATCACTTGCTATTGGTTTACATAGATACTCTCTTGTAAATGCAATAGATGTCATTTCACCTCTTCTAACATTCAACGCATCTAAAGACCATCTCTCAGGCCATAGTGGTTCTCCTGTTACTTCATTAATTGCAGGGTATTCTTTTACACAATAACCGTCAAGACCTTTCAATTCTGAATATAAATCAGTAAACGAGAATGGAGTGCCTACAACGCACATTTGGGCAGTATGGTGAAGAACAGGTAAAAGAGCAGTATAAAACCATGTAGATATAGCCTTTAATTGTGTATCTGCTTCACTAGATAGAATATCGTCTAGTACCACTATGTCAGGGTGCGCCCCTCTCACCGCTTTACCGATAGACATAGCACGAATAGATGATTTGTTAGTCATGCGGAATAATTGTTTTGCCCATCCTCTTGCGGGTTTTAGATGCTGCAAAGCAGGGGTTGTCTCAATCAATTCATTCATTTTACCCATGTGATCTATTGACTGATGCTGACTGTGGCTGAAAAATAGCACTTCAGTATTAGGGTTGTATGCCATTTTCCATAATAGATATACTCTAAAGAATACAGATTTGCCATGATCTCTACTTGCTATAACACATACTTTGTTATTGTTTTCAGCGTTTTCATACCATTCCTTATGGAAATGTGCTAATTGAAATCCGCATATATCTTCAAAAAAGAACTTGAAATCACGCTTTCCCATTTCCCAATCTATCTTACTTGTGAGGTCATTGATGCCTTCACTCATTTTTCCACCCCGTAGGTAACAAACTCATATTATCAACAACGGGGGTATCTGTATTCTTGAAAACCGATGAAGGCAGCAATGACAAATCATCCCCCTCATTTGTCTCAAAACCTTCGATTGCGTTTGGTTGTTCTTGTTTGATTAGGTCAATAGGAGGGGTAAATGCAGGTGGTGCAACAAAACCCTTTGGTCTTTCTTTCTTTATTGAAAAGGCAGACATATCATAGAATGGATTGGCAAACGGGTTCTCGACTATTGTTTGAATGCCTTTTTCAAAGAACTCGTGATCATTATCATATTCATCAGGCCAAGTATCAACTATATCTCCTTTATTATCTCTAAATAATTTTAATGCATCTTCATTGCCATCAAGAGCCAAACCATGTATTCTATCAAGAACAGATTTATCAGTAGTAGGTGTAATGTATTTTGGTAATGTTCTTTCACGAGCCGCTTTTATTTCTTCAGTTATAGTTTTAGGTTTATCGGGCATAACAACTTCGGGGTCTGCACCGCTTAAATCTGCAATCGGTATTTCTGCAACAACCTTTTCATTAGATTCGGGCAAATCAAATTCGGCATCCGGTACGTTTACCAAAAATGTATCAATTAATTCAGCAATGTTTTGCTCTCGTGTTGCTTCTCTTATCTTCTCCGCCCGATTTTCTTCAATTGCTTCCTCATAGCGTTTTGTATCCATTTCAAGATACTTCGGTTCATGATGTGCGTTTGGGTCAGGAGTATGTTCTTCATGCCCTGTTCCCAAGAGGGGCATTGCGGATATGCCATCATCTACTATCTCAGGTGGATTATATTTAGGTGCAGCATCAGATGTCATTCTATCAAGCATAGCATCGTGTCTTGATGATTTTCTTGGCTCATGTAATGGCATTCGCATTGGAATATTTCTTTGAACCGCAGGATCAAACCAATCAAAAACAGATTTTTCTAAACTCATTTCACCTTTGGAAAATTCCCAAGCAACATCAAAAGGGTCAGGAACGGGCAAACCTAATCGCCTCCGTTGAATCAATTTCACGATAATAAGATTGCTGCTTTTGTAAGGAATATAAATCGTGTATCTTTGATTCTAAATCATAACTGTTTCTAACTTGCTGCCCAGCCGCAATTGCTTCCATATTTTTTTGGCCTTGTCTTCTTTGATTCCGATTATACAACCCTCTTGCCGCACCGGACATACCAAATGTAAGCATATTTGACATCAATCCTGTACCAAAACCGCCTCTAGTATTCATTTTTGCTTCGGCGGCATCTACTGATTGCTGACCCAACTTTTTCTGTGCTTCTTGTTGGGCGTAATTAGTACCGGATGAGGTAGTGTCGGGAGAGGTAGTACCGGATGAGGTAGTGTCGGGAGAGGTAGTACCGGATGAGGTAGT